ACATCTGATGTTGAGAAACTTGTTTGGAAGTTTGTTAATCCCGAATAAGCAATTTGTGGTGTTCCACCCACCGATTTAGTTGATATCTGTGCCGCAGTTCCTGCTGGTGTTAAAGTGAATCCAAGTTTCGCTGATGGAAGACCAGCAGAAATTAAAGCATTTCCACTACCTGTATATCTTGTAGTTGGTGTAACACCACCATTTGATATCTTCATCATCATGAAGTAATAACCTGGTCCATATGCACTAAATGATAATGTTGATGGTAATGCTGTTGTCTTTACACCTAATGGTGCCGTGCTACTTAATGTTATTCCTGATTGAATTAAAACTGATGGGGCTACTCCAACTCCATCAACATATTGTGTTGAATAGAATGCTATTGTTACCACATCACTTGATGTTGTTGCTGTTGTTAAGTTATAAGTTATTGCAGAATAATCATAAGTTCCATTATCATAGAATAAGTTTGCTATTAGAATATTTTGTGTATTAGCAACTGGCGCCACACCATTGGCTGTAAATCCAAGACCATAGTAATCTGCTTTGTAATCTTGCATACCGAAGACCATTGGATTTGTTAACCAATTGGTTGCTATCTTTGTTCCTGTGTTATTCCCCAATCCATCTTGGATTTGTTGTGGGGTTGATGTGATACCTGTTGTTGCTGTTGCCAAGTTTAATAAACCTGGATATGTTGATTGAATTGTTTGACCTGATAAGTTAGCCATATAATTTTATTTTTTATAATTTTAATTCCACACCACTCCAACCATTGTTAATGGTTGTGACGAGTTAGTATGTGATGTTGATACCGTTCTATTACCTGATGTTGTTGTTAAGAAGTATGCACCTGACATTTCAGTTAATGATGCAAGTTGAACATCATAATTTTCAGTTGCGTTTGTCCAAATAACAGGGTTTGCAATTCCATTTGTTTGAGCACATACTCCCAAAGAATATGTTGTCAATCCTGTAAATGTTATTGTTAATCCTGTTCCTGTTGCTAACGACGCTGTTTGTGATTGTGTCGGTGTATCACTCACATTATTCTGTATTCTATAAACTCCAATACCACATCTTGATAGTGAACCTGAGAATGTAATAGATATATTTGCAGTTGTTCCACTTGATACTCTACCATAAATTACACCCGTATTTGTAAATGAAGGACCAGGTCCTTGACTAACTTGTGATGCTATTGATGCTGCGTTACCATTAATTGTTGCAGATGATATTGTTCTAAGTGCTAAACTCTCGTTGTTAACTGTAATCGCAATTAAACCATCTCCACCAATTGGAACATTATTAAATGTGTAAGTTGTTAATGATGCTGTGTCACTTGTGAAAGTGATATAGTCAATCGTAGGTATAGAACAAACATTCCATAGAGAAGTTTCAAGATTCCAATTAGTGCTGTTAGTATTCCAAATACATCTATCAGGAATAATTGCTGGTGTCGGACTTGGTGTAGGTGTTGGTGCAGGAGTTCCACTATTAGTTGGAGTTTGTGTATTAGTAGGAGTTTGACTCGCAGTAATACTTGGTGTGTTCGTATTGGTAGGAGTAGGTGTTGGAGTCCCTGTTCCTGTTGGTGTCATTGTCTGTGTAACACTTGGAGTAGGAGTTGGTGTTTCACTTCCTGTTGGGGTGTTAGTATTTGTAGGTGTATTAGTTTGTGTTACAGTTGGAGTATTCGTCGGGGTCTCACTTGGTGTCTGAGTCGGAGTCATACTCGTTGTAACACTTGGCGTTGGAGTATTGGTTGGTGTCTCTGTTACTGTTGGTGTCTGTGTAGATGTAGGTGTAGTTGTTAGTGTTGTTGTAGTTGTTTGAGTAGGTGTATTTGTAGGAGTGACTGATGGTGTGTTTGTAGGTGTAGGAGTATTTGTTGCGGTTACAGTTGGAGTAGGTGTAACAAATGTATCAAAGAATGCTGCGTCACATCTGTTCAATGGTGTCATTACTTGTATATTCAATGTTGCGGTCCATCCACCTAATAGGTCATCGTATTGTTCCATAAATGGTGTGCAAACAATTGGATTGTCCAAGTAGTATTCAGCATTGAAGTTCCCCAACGATTGAGTAACAGATAATCTAAACTGAGAAATGATGTCATCTAATATTTGATTGGTATCACTTAATATATCTGTTTGATTTAATAAACTCCTTTCCATTATATCAGCAACGATAACATCAAAACTATATTCCATGTAGTTAAACTTTTGTTTAACATCATTTGGAACTACATACATCAATGGATAATACGGTGATTGGAATTGTGTGTTCTCTTCTTTGTCTCTTGATTGTGTTAGGTATTGGAAGTCATCAACTGAACCAAACCCAAATGAATTCAATTGTTTGTGATGGTCTGCTAATAACTTAAAGTCTTCATAGAATGTCTTAAAGTTAATTCCATTTACATGTTGTATTGGTGTTCCTGTGAATGGTAGATATGCTGCTGCACATCTATTGAGTGGGGTCATTGTTTTAATTCTGATGAGACCATTCCAACCATTTAACATATCATCTTCTTTTTCAAGAAATGGTGTGCAGTTTACTTCTTCATCAACAAAGTAATCGTTATAATAATTACCGAATCTTGCACTAACAGATAATCTAAACTGAGATATTACATCCTGTAAGATTTGTAATGTGTCAGAACTAATATCTACTTGATTGGCTAAATCTCTTTCAAGAACATCAGCAACGATGGTATTGAAATCCCATGTCTTATATTCTAAATCATTTTCAACTTTGGATGGGATAATATACAACAATGGATAATAGGGTGCATTGTTTGTTATATTGAATTCCTTATCTCTTGTTTGTGTTCTATAAGATAATTGGTCAGAGTTACCTGAACCAAATGAATTAAGTTGTTTGTGTGAATCGGCTAATTTTTGATAATCAGTAATAATCTTTCTGAAATTAATTCCACTACTCGGTAAAGATGAAACTGATACAGATGGAGTTATAGATGGTGTAGGAGTATTCGTTGGGGTGACTGCTGGTGTCCCTGTATTGGTAGGAGTAATACTTGGTGTTTGTGTTACCGTTGGAGTATTCGTTGGGGTCTCTGTGTTAGTAGGAGTTGGTGATGGGGTTACAAGATTACCTGTTGCTGTTGGAGTTGGTGTAGGTTGTATGGAACATCCCATAAATCCCCCACCTTGTGGAAAACCACCGACAACATACCAAGTAGCATAGTTACCTGGTGACATTTCATTTGAGTAGTAATTATCAGGAACAATAATTGTAAGACCTGCATCAAGATATAATTGTTGTGATGTATTCAAACAAGCCCAACAAGTTAATCCTGCTCCTGTGCAACCATCACATTGACCTGGTATAACATTAGCATAGATTAAGAAATATGGTGCTTGTCCACACGCATCATTCTGTGTTAAACCATCAGATACTAAAAAGGATATTACACTCATCTATTGTTTCTTTGTTGTTCTTTAATTAGTCTTTCTTTCTCGTTATTGAGGTCAGTAATGTAAGACAAATGATTAAGGGCAGAAGTAAGACCCAAAGAAGTAACAAAGTCAATCTGCCAAACTTTGTCTTCAGCAAGTAACGAGATAATTTGGTAGTAGCCCCAAAACTTTGAAAAACTATTCTCAGTCTCATCATCTGAAACATTATCGGACTCTTTGAAGAGAGTTCCATAATTTCTAACAACCCCTTCTCTAAATTTGATAAAAAAAAAAGTGCTCCCTCAATGATGTGAGATGGGGCATCCAACATTGCTTCTATCCTCACCTTGAAATTAGACTCAGAGTATTTTGTTCCTTCTTCACAATATAAATACGCCATTAACTCATTTAGGTTTGCTATTCTATATGATTCATCTTTTTTAAGGAATGTATCAATGTCAACAAATTGACCAAATGATATGGTGTTAACATCCATGAACTTATACTTGATACCTTTCAGTTCAAATGTTTGAAATAGTTTCTTTGATTCTTTGTTGTAGTGTGCGAATAATACAGACCCAATCTTTTGGATGGTTGTTGCATCCATGTCCATTACTTCTTCGTGAGACATTCCTGTAACCTTCTCAATTAGTCTTACATTTAATTCATCTTCTGTTAAGATGTCTTTAAGTTTCATCACATCACAAAACTCTCTGATGGTGGGTTCACTTACTTCAAACTTCTTTGATTTACTTGTAATAGTCATACTCATTAATAAATATCTTTTATTTTATCTACTCACTTTAATACACATAGACACCAGTGTTTCTCATCATCTTCATTTGAAGAACATATCTTATCGCATCTAATAGGTGATTGTTTTTATCTTCTGGTTCATCAAGATTGTTTCCGTTCTTATCATTCTTCCACACATAAGAATTTAATTCATTAATAAGGTTTTGTGAATTGGAATGGACAAAGAAGTTGGACCTCTTGATTTGGTCAATACCTGACAGGATGGTATCCTTCTTTACTGGCTTTGCATTTATCCCCGCCCTTGACATTTCTGATATAGCCTGAGGGTTAGCACTGTCTGCAATATAATCGTCCGTTAAATTGATTCCTAAGTCCTTTATCTTGTAAATAAAGTCGGGAATGGTTACATTCTTCAAGTATAATAATTCCTCACAATAAATTGAGTCACCATTTTTATACACCCTCACCAAAGTGGAAGGGTCATTATAACCGAAGTCAATTCCATAAGCCAATAACTTAGCGGACTGTGGTAATTCAGAATAATATTGTTGATGAGAAAATACAACCCTTGTTGGAACACCTCTTTGACCTTCACCAAATACTTTCCAAGTTGCGGGGTCTTTATCTCGTAAACGCTCAATTTCATCTATTAGTGATTGTTCTAAAAATGGATTGTCTTTGTATGTAACGATTGTATAGAACACATCAGGTTGTCCTTCCAAATCATATATCCATGAATTCCATAGTGATGGGTTCAGGTCCATTACAATCCTACCTGATGTTCTTAATACAAGTTGAATGTATTCATCATAGGTAACTTCTGTGGCTTCGTTGATAAATAGGTAATCTCTTTTTCTTCCTCGTAGTTTTGTTTCGTCATCAACTGAAAACCATTCAATGATGTTTGACCCCAACTCATAGTATCCATCAACTGAATGCCATTTGTTTGAATCATATACACCAAACATCAGGAGGACCTGTTTCAAATCTCGGAGGATACTTCCCTTTAATGCGGGGAGTGTCTTTCTAACTATTGAAAATACTTTGTCTTCTTCTTGTAACAAAAGATAGACATAATATATCAGGATGTTAAAACTCTTTGACGCTCTTGATGAACCTTGAAAAACACACACACGATTATTCTGCGATATTAAATCTTGGAACACTCTCGTTGTTTGGACTTTTGTTTGCATCTAATTCTTTTTGTTTCTTCCACTCTTCATGCTTTTCATAAGCGAGGTTAACTTGTTTCTGCCACAGACTTTTCATCTGTTCGTTTCTGTTTGCAACTCTTTTACGGTGTGCTTTCTCTCCACCTCGTTTACTACTCTTCCCCATCTTTCTTTGTTGTTATGATTTCAATTTGAATTGAAGATTTATTTATCTTATCACCATCTGTTGTGATGTCAATTGATTCTTTAATCTTTCCCCATCCTCTATCTAAAAGTAGTGCTGCTGCTTTTGTGTCACCCGCATTTGCTTTTCTTCTCATCGCTTCAATGATTTGTTCTGCTGCTGTTTTTCCATCCTTGTTTTCCTCTCCTAAAACATTTGCCAGTATCACATCTAACTTGGGTAATTTTCTTGGAGCACCATTAGGATTTCTCACCTCACCCTTTGCTATTGGTTTAAGATTTGTCTTTGACTTTGGATTATAATTGGTCTTAGCCATATCTTTGTAATTTCTTTTTATTTCTATAACCTTACTAACAATTCTTCTACTTGTCTTCGTGCTCTATTTAGACATATATGGTCACAATAACTTGGTATGATATCGCCATAATGTTTTAACATAAAATCAGCCATGAATTGTCTTTCAGTTTCTGTTTTATTTGTTGAACTGATATAGTCTTTTATTCTTATCAATTCTTCTATTGTATAACCAGTTGGTTCGTGAACTTGTTGAACTATAATTGGTGTTATACCTTTTGGAACAATTTTAGAATTGTCCTGTGTGTTTTGTTTACCGCATCCGCATCCCATCTCTTAATTGTTTTAATTGTCTTCTAACCTTGTTTATATCTCTTGAAACACTATTGATTGGAATGGTTGTTCTCTTTGATAACTTTGTTACTGAACACCCCTCTTCAATATAGAGTTCAAATAATCTTCCATAATACCAATCAATTGTTTTTAATTGTTCGTGAACCCAATTCATGTTGAATTCATCTTCTTGATATTCTATGTCAGCGATATCATTCTCAACGATTTCATTGAACTGATATCTTCTATAAGTATAATGATACTTACTACTTTTTGAATGGTATTGGTTTCTAACAATCTTTGTAAAGAAATATAATTTTTCTTTGTCTGGTATCTGATGAACCTTTTTGTTCTTGATGAATTGTTCAATGCACAAATGTAACAAGTCATCAACTTCTTCTGAGGTTGAGAACTTGCTACAGATGTTTTTTAATTCGTTGTAATTCTTGGATAACCAGTCGTTCAATTAATATTGATTGTTGGTTTATCCTTGTTTGGTTCCTGGATAGAATCTTCTGTTATAGTATTTGTTATCTTCAAAGAATTCATGTCTTGCTGATACATATCCTTTTTGAATTAAGATTTGTATTTTATCTCTAACTGAATTGATTGAGATGTGATTACCTAACAGATTCCAAACTTGGGCTGTTGTGATGCTTGAAGCCTTTGCTTCATTTCTATTGATATCATCATTGATAATATCATAGATTCTTTTTGTTGTTTCGTTTTTGATTTTCATTATTATATGTATTACTTACTATCCATAAGGTAATATATTAACTATAAAATTCAATAGTTTTTTTAATAATTCTTTTAATCATATCTGCTCTTTCAAACTCTTGGTCTTCATCTGCTTCTAATCTTCTATCATCTAATTGAGATAAATGATAAGGTAGATTATCTAAATTCTTAAATCCTTTATGAACTTGTTTAACAACTAATCCTGCTAATTCTTCTTTATCTTCTTCTGGTAATTTCCAGTAGTCTTCTAATTCAATATCATATCTTGAATCCAGTAATAAGTCTACTTTATTTGTTTCTATTCTTCTTCTCATTTATACAATCTATGTTTAATTGGTTGTTTGTATTTATCTTCTTGATAAAATCCACCCTTATTCCAATTTTTTATTTCAATATCTCTTTCAGGATACTTTTCATAAATACATTTAATTTTTTCCAACAATTTTTCTTCTTTTGTTTTTTTCTTTTTCATTATTATTTATTTAATTGTCAACTTCGCATACCTATTTCTCCCTTGTATTTTTTCCTCACCCAACGAGTTTCATAAGACCAGTTCTAATATCCCCCATATCTTATTTATACTCATTGACCTTTTTCGTATCAGGTATGTCTTATTCCTATTTGGATTATTCCACCTGTGAGACCCATACTCTCGTTCCGCGCCGATTATACCCTTTGGGCGACAATTAACTTTTCTCTGTCAGTTAATATACCTTACCGATAAATATACCTTACTTCACAAAAAAGTCAAATGGATTATATTTATTTGTATGGAAAAATTATGTAGTAACTGTAAAGAAATAAAAGATGAGACATTCTTTTATAAAAATAAGAATAATAAAAAGGATGGATTACAAGGAACTTGTAAGAGATGTTCTTACTTAAAGACCAAAGAATCTATTAAGAAAAAAAGATTACTTGATGGAGAACCAAAAAGAAAACAAGATGGTAAATTTTTAACCCTATCAGGAATCAAACAAGAGGACTATTGCACAATGTATGATTTCCTCTCCAAAATCGGGTTCAATGTTTCAGGTGATATTCACCTTCAATTCTGTGAGAAGTGGGGATTAAAGGTATCTAAATCACCAAGAAAGGGTGTTGAGAACAAATGGACATATAAGGATTGTCAGGAATAAAAGAACCCCACCCATTACAGGTGAGGTTCTTTGTTATTAACACACTACATATTAATCTGCTTTTACCAAATTATACATTTCTTCTACATCGTTTAAGACATATCCAAAGACATCATCTATATGTGGGGATTCCATAAACATTTCTTGAATGTCCTGTAAATACTCTTCTGTATTTTTTTTACCTAATCTATCAATGGCGTAGTATTTTGGAATAATTGCCACGAAGTAACCTTCTTCTCTTTTTCTTAATTCTGTAATCAAGTCGTCTGTTGAATAATTTTCCATACTTTTATTTTTTTAATAATGAATTAATTTCCACCGTGTAAGTAACATTTACCATTCAGACTCTTCGTCATGTTGAGACAACGCTTACCTGTTGATACTGCAATTGATGAACATTGAACTGATGTTGAACTAACTTTTGTTGTTGAAGGTGTGTTACTACTTGGAGTTGTAACATCCTTAGAACAAGATTGTAATACCATTGCAATTGAGGTGATTGCGACCAAGATAATTTTTTTCATAGTGTGTTTATTTTTTAATTGTGAGATACAAAGATAAGAAATTAAATCCATTCCCAAGAATAACCATCGTGATAATATCCTGATTCATCTGAAATATAATCTGATAGTTGTTGTTCAATATCATCAATATCATCAGTGTCTAAATCCCAATCAGAAACATCAATTATCATTTCTGTCGGTTCTGAATCAATTTGTTTGTCATACTCTTCTTGGGTTAATTCGTCTGAATGGTCTTCATAGTTGTAGTGCCATTGAATGTCATAAACTTTAATCTGTTTCATAGTGTGTTTATTTTTTAACTGATTGGTGAGTAGATGTGGTTGTCTTGGATTTTGATTCTCCAAAAAACCCTTGAAGGAAACCTACTAAAAAAGTGATAATGAGACACCACTTGACGAATCCCCAAGTTGCTTTCCATAATGAATCTACTGATGAACTTGTAACTTTTCTTGCGGCTTGTGCTCCGAGACCAAGACCGAAACCTCTACTGATTGAATTGAATAATGACATAGTGTGTTGTGTTCAGTAACGCTGTCCCCCGATTTATTTTTACAAAGATACTGATTCTTTATTTAATTCTTGAATTTTTTTATACAAAGTTTCTGCTCCAAGTTTTACTCCCAACCAATGTTGCTCATTCCATTGTTTTTCCTCGTTGGTATATTCATTATTGTTATTGTGTTCTTGAATGGCATCATCCGCTTTGAATTGAATACTTAAATACAAGTTGTAAATTTCTAATAGTTTCATATTGTTATTTTTTTAAGCGTGTGTAATAAAAATATTGTGATAGTTCTGAAATGTCTTTGTGTTGTAAAAATTCACCAACACCCATGTAAACATAAATCTTATCTTTTGGATAAAACATTGTGTTACCCATTAACTCTTTGTGTAATACATTGTTGATGTAATCTCTTTTACCTTGTTTAAGGATTTGATACTCTGTTCTTTGCTCCTGTGTTAATTCTGCTTTCATAGTGTGTTTGTTTTTACAAAGATAAGGGATTATAATTTACCAGCCAAAATTTCTATCCAAATTGTTATTCCACCTGTTTGATTGGTGAATACATCTGTAATATATTCATTTAACAATTCTGCGTGATACGGTTCACCATTGAATGTTGTGATGGTTGTTCCATCTTCTCTCTTGATTTGAACGAGGATAGAGTTTTGTTTTTTTACATGTTTCATATTGTGCACCATAGTATTATTTTTTTAAGAAGTCAGTAAACATTTGACAAATCAAATTACAATCATCTTCATCAGGTTTGTGAGATAATGTAAACCCATTGATGTATTTTAAGAAATCAACCAAGTCATAAATTGTGGCGTCTTCTGTTCTATAAACCATCATGTAATAATCCAATACATCTCTTTGATTTCTTGTTAAAGAGTTTTCCAATTCAGCAGATACCTCATAAGGATTGTAATCCGCAATTTGTTGATAAGTAATAATTTTTCTCATAGTATGTTTATTTTTTACGAAGTTAAGTAATTAGTTTGACATTGCCTCAAATAAATCATCTTGAGCAAATCCACATTTTAATCCGTCATTAAGAATGTGTTCTCTGATTTTTGCGTTGGAATCAATCTGTGCTACGGTCATATTGTAATCATAGAACATACGAGGTAATGTAGAGGACTTGTAATTGTCCATAATGAATTCAACAGTTGTATTGAATCCGAGTCTGTAAAATTTTAGGTTTGCTTGAATCTGTGTCATATCTATCGGTTTTGTTACACAAAGATAGGGGATTATATTTTACTGGCAAAATAAAAGTTATCCACATAAAAAAACCCCCATCATAGAGAATGACAGGGGTGGATAGGGGTCATGGCACGAACGCACCTATCACTTTATATGCAAAGAAAATTATTTTTCTTCAAACTTTTCAACAATAAACTTGTCTATACTTTCTAATCTTTTACCGAGTTCTGTTGAATATCCATTCATGCAATAATCAACCATAACATTGGTAACTGCCACCATTTCTTTTAATGTTAAATTAACACCTATTTGTTTAGCGTAATCCTGAACAAATTTTAATTGTGATTGTGTTACTATCACTTTTTCTTTTTCTTGTGCCATAATTTTAATTTTATAATAAGTTTAATTCTAATTTATATTTTCTCCAAACTGATTCTTCCAACGAGTCAACAAAATCATTCATAACAATATTTTTATTTTCGTAAGGATTCAAAGAATATGCAACATCAATAAAGTCACCGATTATTGAATGAACTTTATACACATCATCTTCTTCTATTTTTAGATTTCTATCACTAATAAGATAATGGAATAAATCATCCATAGATGGATTCCAACATAATTCTCTAACGATTTCAGGTAAGTATTTCATAATTTTTATTTTTACAAAGATAATAATTTATTTTGAATCTGCCAAAAGTTCTTCGTATGCAAGTTTTTCTTGCTCCTTTTGTAATAACCATATCTCATAATCCATCTGTAAGTCATCAGGATATTGTGATTCATCTAATTCTAATTCAAAGATGTTGTCTAATAAAGTTTTCATTTGTCCCATAGTATTTTTGTTTTTATAAAATGTAGGACATAAGGGGGATAAGGTCAATAGTATTAACAAAAAAAAGTTTGATTTTTTAGGTCAAACTTTTGAATAAATAGGGACAGGTGGTAAAAATAAATAGATGGATAATAATGGGTGCATAACCTGCTAAAAACCAACCTGTCCCACTATTAAATATATCATTAATAGTATCTTGGTAAAGATTAATTCGTTATCGGTCCACCCACAACCCAAGCATCACAGGTGCGACTTGCAGCACACTTAAAACCATACGCCTCACAATATCCTAAGTCTCCTGCTTTAATTGAATCATATGGGTCATTACCCACATCGCCCAATCCTTGTGCTATACAATCTAAAATCTCTTTTGTTTGAATGAAGAAGGAACAGTTAGCACAGAGTGCTTTCTTTGCTTCATCAGGTTTGGTATTGAATTTATCTGCTTTTTTTTTCCAATAATCCTCATTTGGAAGATTGGGGTCTAATGGACCATAGTTTGCTTGGTCAATACACTTTTGTCTGTTCTCAATATTTAATGGAATATTAAGAGTTGCTGGTGGACACTCTGCCATCGCAACTGCTACAGGTGCTCCAACAACAACAGGATTACTTCCACCTGATGGTTGAACTACAACAGACGCTGCACATCTTTTTCTCGCTTCCTCTTTTGTTAAAGATGAATCTTCTCTCATTCTTTTGGCAATACAGTCACCAATGTTTGTATCCATGTTTTCCATTGCAACAGGTTCAACAATTAATTCGGACATACACATTGTATATGCTTCTTTGTAATCTTTTCCTTGTGCTTTGTAATTGGACATACAACCCTCAAATTTGACATCAGGATGGTCTTCTGAACCAAACTCTTCAAGACGACTCCAATACTTGTAATAAGAGTTAAAACCATGTAAGCACTCATTCATTCTCTCCTTCATGCCAGGGAATTGTTTTCTCATCTCTGCATGTTGAGAACAACGAGTTAAATACTTTCCTCTTGATTCTGACTTCTTTGGTTTTAATACAAACATATCTTCTGATAAACTTCTGTTTGCTACTTTCTTTTGACAAATGGCATAAGCCTGTTCTCTACCATACTCTGATGATAATGCTTTCATGCATCTTGGTATGAACTCATCTGTTCTTTCTCCTTTATCGGGTGTTGGAATTGGCATATTAATATTTGAGGGTTAAGAAATATAATGTGTGGTTAACTTCCCCCAAGATTTCGTCTCTCTTGTTTAATAAATCAGTATCTCTGATGGGGTCTAAGGCTTTTGATAATTGAAATAAGAAGTCCTTGAACTGAGACAAATAAACTTTAATATCCAATGTCTTTGGATTATCAAACTCAATTGAAAATGTCTCACCAAATTCTGGTCTACCATATTCAGGCTTTCCAATCATTGTCTCAACAAAATCATCTATAAGACCATCTAACAATTCATACAACTTTCCAAGAGAACGATGTTCCGCATCTCCGAATGTTTGCCAGTGATTGAATCTTATCTGTGTTTGAGCATGGATAAAATGTAATATTATTTCTTCTTTCATAATTAAATTGATTTACCGTATTTCAACTCTTTGTTTTCTTTATACAAATCATCCATCTTTGTTTCCAAATGTTGAATTTTTATATTCAAAGATTCTATTTCTTCTTTTAATTTCTTCACCAACTCTGCGTAAATGTTAATACTCAACTCCAAGTTTTTCAATACCTGATTTTCAACTTCAGCATTTACCTTTCTACGACCAACAAAGAATGAAGCGGTTGCAGTTAACACATTTGATATCAATAATATTAATTCGTTACTCATTAATACATCCCTCCCCATAAACAAGCATACTCTGGTCCTGAGTAATATCCAATTCCTGATTTAGCCCACCCATACATCATACCAGAATTATCACCATGTCCATTATTAAGATGAAGACCTGAGAAATAATTCTTTGTAAGGTGAGGAAATAAACCTTGTGTTGATGTAAAGTTGAAACATAAAGGATAAAACTGCGAGTTAAAAATAATCTCCTGTCTCATTCTCTCTTGGAAGAATTGACTTCTATCTGATGCATTTTTTTGCATCCATGTCATCTCTGATATTGTTACTGTTTGTGGTGCTGCAGCAACGATACCATTATTTTTAATTCTCATAAAAATTGAGGGTAGTGCTTCTGCGTATGCTGCCCATATTAATAACGGACTAACAAAGTAATTTAAGAAATTATAATTTACTGTGTTCGCTGAAATTGTATTGTTTTGAACTTGGTCTAACAACTGAGTATAATAAGGACGACCTATAATATACTCCAAAATGGTTTGTTGAACCACACCAATAAAAGGTAATAACACACTTGATGTTACATTGGGGTCAATGTCCGTAAATGACTTCAATTTATTCTCGGATATCAGCAACACATTTTGTTGCACAATTGCTTGACTCATTATTTAATAGTTTCGTTTGTTTTATCTGTTACATCTTTATTCACATTAACAGTTTCAACTGGTGCTGCGTCAGGGATTGTAACCATTCTAAATGGAACAACTTCTAATTCTGTTGGTATCTTATCTCTAAGAGTTAATAGTTTCTCAAATACCTTTTTTAATTCGTTAACAACAGGAGCAACAACAAGGTGGTCAAAGTGGTCTTGCTTTTCTAAGAAGTCACTTGTGCCTAATGCACCAGGTGTCATAATACCTACTAACTCAGGGTTAATTTGATGTGATGACAATATCGCTTGTTGAACCGCAGAATTCATTTCAATCCACATCTTATCAGAACCATTTGGTGATATGGTTGTAATCTCTGGTGCTTCTTCTTTTGAATTTGCAAAGGTTAACATTAACTTTCCTGGATTATTACTACTTGAATATTTGGCAGATAATGTATTGAAGATTTGTTCTCTTTCCTCAGGTGCTGGAATTCCTGAATTTAATGAAACAAACAATGATGGATTTAATCCGTTAATAATATTTGAGTGCCACCAATTGTATACCTCCACTTCTGTTGCGATTGCTGTCGCTGAATTCCAATATGAAGGCATTGAATAATACTCCTGACCTGGTGTGTGAGGAACATACATAAAAACTTGTGATGGTTCATCTGATGTTACATTGAATGATGGCAATTTTCTTGGTGGGAATTTTCTATAAAACGCCCACTCAGGACAATAATAATAATTGTTTACATGGTCATTGATGTCACTTCTTTCGGCTCTTAACTTTGATGTATCCATTGAATAGATTTCAAAGCCTTGGTCTCTATCTCTTCTCCAAACAATATTTAATCCAAATTGCCCATAGAGTATAAAATCTAAACAAGCCTTATTCCAAATATCATAAATGCTATCTCCTAATGAGTTAGCCATTTGTAATCTTCCATTGTCACCACCTTTAATTAATAAATCTTCACCTCTAACACCCAAGTGTTTTGAACGAACACAAGTTCCATGTGTTGGTGATGATTGATATAAACGAATTAATTCTTGTGGGGCTAAATTTGAAATACCCCAAAATACCCATGGCGTTCTGTGATTTAATCCTGTCTGTTCTTCAATGATTGGAACACGAGCAACTTGAAACTCATGAACGAATAAATTATTTTTTTGTTCTTCCATATTATTAAATATAAGTTTTTTTGTTCTCAATCATAGCCTTATGGTGTGATTTCACCTGGTGCAAATATGTAGTTTGAATTAAACTCATCATCTGAAATATACTCAACAAAATAATCATTAGCAGTTGTTGCAGATTGTGCTACCAATAATGATGTTCCTGTTTCAATTAGTCCCTGTGATAATGCTGGATTGAGATTACCAGAACCTTGTGGCTGTTGATAAATACCATAGGTGTATTGACCCTCATAAGGGAATTGGATTTTACCAACACCAGTTCCTTCTACAAAAATAAATTCATCATACCTCACCTTATGTGAAGAGATGTCAGTTGGAATAAATCTAACTTGTTGTTTTGAGAAGATATGAGTAAAAGAAAATAACCATTCAGGATTTGCAATTGTTGCATTCTGTGATACAGTAACAACCATTGTATTTGCCTGATTTGTTTTAAGTAATATCATAATAATAAATATAACATTGGGGGAACGCAACGCTCCCCCATGTTAATTTGAAATAGATTATTGAACTGTGATACCCGTTGCAACTGATGCAAGAGTTCCAGCAAGTTCGTTCATAGGATTTGGTTCAAGTGCTTGGAATGTGATATTATATCCATTCGCATCACCTAATGCTTTACCTGTTACTGAAGTTCCTGCTGATACGAACATTCCGTAAGTTTCGCCTAAGTAAAAACTATCTCCGTTGTTATCAACGATTACCACAGCCAATCTTGGAGATTGAGCCAAAGTTTTTAAGATGTTTCTCTTATCTTGCGATAACTTTGCGAAATATGTTACCAATTCCTGTGTGTAAAATACTGTTCCATTTTCCAATGAAGCATTTACAGTCTCAGTATATTGAGAACTTGTTCTAATCAATTGGAACTCATAAAAAGTTCCTGAACCAGAAATTGCTGTGATTGTATCACCAGTAGACTTTGTAATTGAAGCGATATTTGTGAAGTCTGTGATGTATGCTGTTGCTACTCCACCCACATTATCTCTACAACTCAACTGAATACCTGATGTAAGATTACAAGACATATTATATTGATTTATTAGTTTTAGTTTATTTTGTTAAAAGGTAGGGGACGAATCCCCCGACCTTTATATTTTTTGTATCAATTAAGATAAACCGTTAGATACAAAGAACTGAGGGAACGCAAGTTGTGTGCCTATCTTCCAACTAACCATAATTCTCACTTCTTGGAAATCTTGAGACCACCATGCTCTGAATGAATCTTCATCAGATGCTAAGTCAACACCTGCTAAGAAGTATTGTTGTGGTCCTAATACGATTAAGTTTGAACCTGCTAAACCTGGAACACCTACAACTCTGAAGTTAGTTTGTGGATGGTAAACAGAATAAACTGAACCTAATTTATTTTCAGCAGAATCAATATAGAAATTGTTTACATTACGAATCGCTGTGATGTAACACTTGAATTGTGATTGACTCATGAAGATAATAATATCATCTCTGTCATAGATATCTCTACTCATCGCGTTGATTAAGTTATCAACTTGTGCAAGAACATTATTTGCTTTTTCTTGTGCTGTAGAACCTGTTACAGAACATAATGCAGTTTGACCTGTCAAAGTTAAAACACCATTTGGAGTTGCTCCTGTGGTGATTGCTGAAAAAGGAATTGTATTTGCGTTATTAACTACTAATTGTTTGTAACCAGAGAATGTGTTAACTGAAGATGCAGTTGTTGCATTCCATAACAAATCTTCGTTGTATCTTTTGATTTGCTTAGTTTGTAAATCAATGATTGCTTGCTCAAATGGAGCGTTCTCGTTGTAAGAACCTGCATTCAAATATTGACCTAACCAAAGCGTGTTTAATTGTTGTAAACAAAGTGATTGGTTCACCTTGAATGATTGAACTGTTACTGGTGCAACAGTAAATGTAGTTTGACCTGATTGAGACCAACCACAGTTGATACCTGTTTGTGGAACTAATGTCTCAGACAATAAGTTCACATTTTGTGTTCCTTTAATACCAGGAATCACATTAACATATTCCATAGTTACAGGAGTCAATACTGCTTCTGATACGATGTCGCTATTTAACGCATCTGTGTATGAAGCAAGACCACCTAAGTCGTATGAGAAATTAAGACTTTTAAGATTTTTTTTCATCTTGTTTAATTTTTGTTTTATTAATTTGAGAGAGTCTCTCTTAATTTTTTCCATCCTTCCAATCTTGGATTAGATGAAGAAAAACTTTCTTGGTTTATTTGATTTCTTGTTACTCTTGAACCTGCTGGTTCTTTAGAGAACTTTGAGAATTTACTATCAAGTAATTCTTGTTTTGTTGATAATGAGTCAATCTTTGTTTCTAATCTTTTCATAGCAGATGCAAATGCTTCAATGAATCCTGACATATCATCTGATTCTTCTTCAACATTTTCTCTCTCAACGATTTTACCGTCTTTTACCATTACTCTAATCTTTGTTTCTTTACCTTCTTCATCCTTCAACATAATTTGATGTTCGCCATCTGGTGCTTTTTCCATTGAACCATCATCTTTAACAACATCAATCTTCTCACCAACATCAAATGTTGGAGATTCTAATTTGATATCACCTGATTTTGCTTCAACAAATTTACCACCTCTTGCTTCTTCTGCTGCTTTAGATTGCATTCCTTTGATTTCACCACCTACGATTTGCATAACCATTCCGTCTGCTGTTTCGTAAGCGCCATCAGCGATTGCAGATAATGTTCCATCATATCCAACCTTTTTGATTTTAGTTCCTGTCTCAGGTGTTTCACCACCGATTCTAAGAACACCACCATCTTTAAGTTTGATATCGCCATCTTCCATCTCAATCTTTATTTCTTCTGATTCTGCCATCATCTCTGGTGTGTTTGCAGTTGCCTTCTTTTGCTCTTTTTCTTTTTTCGCATCGTCTGTCTCTTCACCGTAGTTTAAGTCAGTCATTTTGATTTTAGAAACTTTGCCCATTTCGTCAACTTCAACTTCAGAACCATCTTCCATTTTATGAGTTCCTGCTGGCGCTGGAATCATCCCTTCATCTGTAGCAACATATAATGTTTTTCCTATCTCCATTGAATCTCCTTCCATTTTCACATTGATGCCTTGGTCAGTCTTTGCGTCGTAGAATTTGCTCTCTGTAAGATTAAGAATTGACATTATTTTTTTTAATGCTTCTTTACTGTTCATCTGTAATTGATTTAAGTATTTTTCTTATCTGGTTTATTTGTTTATCCTCTTTTGAGAATAGTGATTTCTCTGCAAACAGACCCTCAACTGAGAATCCTGTTAGAGATTTATCTTTAATCATTTTCCATACCTTATCATCGTTTACCTTCATTGAAACAAACCATGTTCCTGCTGGTAAACTAAATCCGAATGAATGAGATTTATCGTATATTGGGTCATCACTTACCCATGATTCGGCTATGTATACCTTATCACTACCAAGTTTGTGACCATTATGTTCTATTGATGTTTCATCTGTTCTCTTCTGTTGCATGAATTTGTCAGCCATCTTTTTGATTGATGCTGCCGAGAAAAATACATAATATAAATTTCCTAACTCATCGTATCTGTGAATCATTTTGTTTGGCACCATTGCTGCTCCCACAACAATTTTCTTCTCATCATCAAATCC